ATGATAATGTAAAAAAGAAATATAAAGCATTATTAAAGCAAGGGTATAAAAAGAATCAAATTAAACAAGCAGTAATTAACGCTTCAAAAAATGATTACCATAAACAAACTAATTACCAATATTGTACTCCAGAATATTTTTCACGAGCTGAAACTATTGATAAATTTTCAAGTATATCACTAATTAATAATGATAATGTTTATATACCTAATCAAGAACTTAATTAATTATGTGGAAGAAATTAAGTCAAGTAGAGAAAAAAATGGACGAATTACGGGAGGTAGGAGTTCAGAAAGGTAATTTTGTAGGTTGGGATTGGGATTTATTACCATTTACAGTTATGTTAGGGAAAACAACGTACATAGGTGCAGCTCCTGCAAGTGGTAAAACAGAATTTTGGTTTGAATTACTTATAAACTTATCTTGTAAATACGAATGGAATCATATTATTTATTCGCCTGAAACAGGAAGCGCTGAAGAAATATATGCTGAATTGTGTTACAAATACATAGGTAAACCTTTTTACAAATCAAATGGATATGAAATGACTGAAAAGGAAAAAATAAAGGCTACATATTTTATTGATAAACATTTTATAGTTGTTGATCCAATAGATGAAGATTTAACAATTGAAAGTTTTTATGAGTTATGTGATAAAATAGAAATTGAAACAAACAAAACTATTCACACTACTACAATAGACCCATGGAATGAGTTAACTGAAAACTATATTCAATCAGATTTAGGACGTGAGGATAAATATTTAAGTAGAATTTTAGGTCAAGTTCGTAAAAATGCACGTAAAAGTAATAGACATAATTGCGTAATTACTCACGTTAGAGATCAAAGCCCAATAACAAACAAAGACGGAAAAACATTTTTTCCTATGCCAACAGCTCGAGAAATGGCAGGAGGTCAAGTTTGGTTCAGAAAAGGTTTAAATATGTTAATGATTTGGAGACCACCTTTTGGATTAGTTGATGAAAATGGACGTATGTATGAAGATAACGAAGTTCATATAAACATAGCTAAAGCAAAGCCAAAAGGAACTGCAAAGAAAGGAGTTTATAAAATGTTTTTAGATTTAAAAAAATATCAATATTATATGTTAGATTATAGAGGTGAAAAAGTATACGCAGATAGAAGTGTTCATACAATTGAAAATAAAATAGAATTTAAAGAACCAGTAAATTTTCAAAATATTGGTAAAGAAATAAACGAAAAACTAACTCCACAAGATGAAAATTTTTTCCCTTTTTAAATTATGGAACTTTACGAAATACTATTAGCAAAAAACAATATCAGTAAAACAATAGGTAAGATAAACTATTCGTTACACGATATAAAGCAAAATAACGCACATAGGAGCGATTTAATTCAATCAATGGAACAATCTATTGACGACCTATTGAGAGCTTCAAGACAACTAACAACGTCTTTATCTTTGAATAATATGAAAATGTATCAAGAACTTCAAAACAATAAAGAAAAACAAATTGATTTTGATACTGAAATTTATATTCAAAATTTAGAAAGTGAAAACGCAGAGTTAAAAAATAAGTTAGATATATTAATTAAGCAACTATGAAAAAAATTATAAATAAAGATTTTAGAGATTGTGAAATACCAAAAGGATTAACTATAACTGATCCGCCTTATAATCAAGGTTATTCATACAATAAATACAAAGATAGAATGAGTGAAAATGAATATATAGAATTACTTTCAAAAATTCCTATTCCATGTGTTATTATTCACTACCCAGAAGAAACTATAAATATTTTACCAAAAGCATTAAAAGTAAAATGTGAACAAGTTGTTTCATGGGTGTATAATTCTAATACAGGAAAACAAAGCAGAATGATTAGTTGGTGGGGTTGCAAGCCTGACTTTAGAAAAGTATTACAACCTTATAAAAATCTAAACGATAAACGTATTCAAAAAAGAATTTCAGAAGGAAAAACAGGTGCTAAACTTTATGATTGGTGGGAAGTAAATCAAGTTAAAAATGTATCAAAAGAAAAAACAGAACACCCTTGTCAAATACCAGAAGAAATAATAAGAAGAATAATTTTAATAACAGCACAACCAAACGATTTAATTATTGACGTTTTTGGTGGTAGTGGCACAACAAGTAAAGTCGCGGTAGATTTAGGATATGATACTATTAGCTATGAAATAGATGAGAAATATGTTGAAATAATTAATAACAGAATAAAATAAAATGTTATGAAAAGTAAAACATTTAAACTACCAATTTTTTATGGTAAAGTAACTATTATAAAATGTGATAGTTGGGAAGAAATATATGATATTATAGGTATAGAAGTAGATGAAAGACACGCTGAATTTTGTTACAAGAAAACTGAACACGACTATTACATCTGTTTAAAGACTAATAATCTTTCACAAATAGCGCACGAAATAGTCCATTTGGTAAACTTTATTTACATTGATAGTAACATAAGGAAGTCAAGAACAAATGACGAGCCTGAAGCCTATTTATTTGCATATTTATTTAAAAAAGTAGTAAAATTTTTGAAAGATGAAAAAAAGGATAAAATTTATTAAAGGCATATTACTTCCTTACATAGCTGAAGCATATGATACAAGTAGAGAAGATGCAGAGGTATTAATCAAAATGTATTTAAAAATAGATTCATTTAGCAAATGTGATGGTGAGCAATTGGATGAAGCTATTAACTTTATGGATCAGTTACTACTTGAAAAAAACATAGATATAAATGAAACAATTAAAACAAAAGAAAAATGAAAAAAGATTTGTATATAGTATTATTTAGTGGAGGTAGAACTTCCGCTTTCTTATCAAAATTTATTAAAGAAAATCCAAAATATAATAACGTATTATTTGTGTTTGCAAATACTGGTAAAGAAAAAGAACAAACTTTAGAATTTATAGATAAATGTGATAAAGAATTCAGTTTAAATGTTGTTTGGTTAGAGGCAAAAGTAAATTTAGAAAAGGGTAAAGGAACAACTTATACAATTACTAATTTTAAAAATGCAAAACGTAATGGAGAACCATTTGAAGAAATGTTATCTAAATATCCAATGCCTAATAATATGGCTTCAAATTGCACAAGAGAATTAAAACAAAGACCTATTGATGCTTATTTAAGGGATAATTTTAAAGATTATAACATTATAAGAGTTATCGGTATTCGTGCTGATGAACAACATAGAAAATCAAACAATGCAATAAATGAAAATATAATTTATCCATTATGTGATGAATTGCCAGTTGATTCTAAATTTATACGTAATTGGTGGAGCAAACAAGATTTCGATTTAAATTTAAAAGATTATGAGGGTAATTGTGATTTATGTTTTAAAAAATCTTTAAAGAAAAGATTAACTATAATAAAAGAAAATCCAAATGTTGCTAATTGGTGGGAGAAAATGGAAAATAAATATAGTTCCGAATCAATACCAAGATTTGATTTAAGAACAAATAAAAGCATATATGAATTAAAAGAATTAGCAAAAAATAAATTTACAAAAGCAGAAGATTTGCATGAATTATCTAAAAAACAATGTGAATTATTTGATTTTGAAACTGATTGTTTTTGTAAAGCAAATTAAATGAAAAAAATTAAAGATAAAAAATGTAGGGTGTGTTCAATAATGTTCACACCTTTTCGTAGTACACAGGTTGTATGTAATTATCATTGCGCTCAACTATACGCAGATGAACTAAATAAAAAGAAAGAGCTAAAAGATTGGAAGATTAAAAAAGCTAAAATGAAAGAGGACTTGATGAGCCTTTCAGATTGGTTAAAGATAGCACAAACACACTTTAACACTTATATTCGACAAAGAGACAAAGACCAATTATGTATAAGTTGTGGAGCTAAATTAGAAGGTAAGTTTGATGCTGGTCATATGTGGAGTGCTGGAGGTCATGCGAATTTAAGATTTGATGAATATAACGTAAATGGTCAATGTGTTTATTGTAATCAACACTTACATGGTAACATTTCAATGTATAGAATAAACTTTATAAAACGATATTCAGAAGAAATTTTAAACGATTTAGATAAAAAAGCACACGAAACAAGAAAGTTTAATATTCAAGAAGTCAAGGAGTTAATAAATATTTATAAAAATAAAATAAAAAAATAGTTGTTATTTAATTATTTTATATTATATTTGTACCATAGTTCTTTGACATCGCGGGAAAATAAAAAAAATCAAAAACAATTTAATAATGGATATAACACACGTACAAGAGTACTTTCGAGAGCAGATTGCCGCAGGTACTTATGAGATTATGGGAAGGTTTGGAAATAAAATCTTC